CTAACCTAAGCCCGTTACAACACGGTATCCAAGCTGTAGGTTCTGCTTCTATTATGCAGAACTTTGAGCCTTCTCTTGACGGTGGTTACTCTAAGGTGTTAGGGTATGAAAAGCTTATAGACGCTAAGCCTACTGTGTCTACTACTGACGTAATGCAAGCTTTGTGTGTCGTAGATAATGATACAGTAGTTGTAGCACGAGGCGGTGATTACTACGAAGGTACAATTTCTACTGATACTTGGGGTTCTTCTCTAGCAACTGCAGCAGATACAACCTTTACTTCAGTTAAACACCAACGTTACAACTTTAGTGGTACTGAAAAGATTATCTTTGTAGATGGTACTAACTTCCCTGCTATTTACACTAAAGGCTCGCCAAGCACAGTAACTTATATTACTTCATCTGCGTCTAACGATGCTGTAGAAGATGCTTCAGATGTAGCACTGTATAAAAGTACACTATTCTTTGCTGTTGGCACTGAGTTAATCTTTACAGCACCTTTTACTGATACAGACTTTACAGTAGCTAACGGTGCAGGTAGTATTAATGTTGTATCGCCTATCACAGGTCTAGCAGTTTATCGTGAGCAGCTAATCATCTTTTGTAGTGACCGTATCTTACGCTTAGTTGGCTCTACTGCTGCAGACTTCCAGCTTATTACTGTTACTGAAGAGATCGGCTGCATTGATGGTGACACTATTCAAGAAGTTGGTGGTGACATCATATTCCTTGGACCAGATGGTATTCGTACTTTCAGTTCAACAGAACGTATTGGTGACTTTGGCTTAGACGTTGCATCTAAACCCATTAGGCCTACAGTAGACTCTCTTGTTAATACAAACACTAAACTTACAAGTGTTGTTATCGTAGATAAAGCTCAGTATCGCTTGTTTGGTTACAATACAGCAACACAGGTAGATGCATCAAACGGTGTTTTAGGTACTAAGTTTATTGATCAAGGTGGTACAGGTCTTCAGTGGGGTACAATAAAAGGCTTTAAGGCTTACGTAGCTGATTCATTTATAGACGGTAACATAGGGTTCTATGTATTTGCTAACGATGATGGTTACGTATACAGAATGGAGTCAGGTAACAGTAGGGACGGATCAAACATCTCTGCTATCTTAGAGACACCTTATATGCCTATTAGTGATCCACAAGTAAGAAAGTCTTTCTATAAGATGGACTTATATGTTGAGCCTCTAGGTTCATTTAACTTAAACGTAAACATCCTGTTAGATCAAAACAAAACAGGATCAGTACAGCCACCACAGTTTAATTTTAATAACTCAGGTGGTGCATCCTATTTTTATGACGATCCTAATGCTACATACGGGTATTATAGCACTCCAGGCGATCCAAACACAGCAGTAGGTGATACTGTTTATAGTGTATTACTAGATGAAAACTATAATAATCAGCTTGTAGGATCAGGTAAAACAGTAGCTATACGCTTTGAAGACATAGGAACAAACGCAAGTTTTACATTAGATACAGTAGTGCTAGAGTTCTCTACTAACGACAGACAGTAAGGAAAAACCAAATGGGTAACACTTATACAAGACAATCTGCTACAGCCATTGCTACAGGCAATGTTATCACTGCTGCTGATCTTGAAGCAGAGTTTGATGAAGTTGTAGCTGCCTTTAACTCCAGCACAGGTCACGCACACGATGGTACTGACTCGCCTCGTATCTCTACTATTGGTCCTGGAGGTGAATACACAGGTACAGCTACAGACTTTAAACCTACAGCTACTGGTCTTGATTTAGGTACTGCTGCATCTCAGTGGGACAATGCTTACATTGATGGTATAGCATATATTGACACTGCCACTATTGGTGAGAACGAATATGTAACAATCACAGACAATGAGTATGATGTATCTTCTGGCAATCTTACTGTCGATGTAGCTGGTAATATTATACTTGATGCAGATGGTGGTAATGTTACACTACAAGATGCAGGTGTTACCTTTGCTAACTTAAACAATGCAACAGGTGAGCTAGTTATTCAAAGTGGTTCAGTACCTACAACTGCTGTAACATTTAGTGGAGCTAACGCAGACTTTGCTGGTACAGTAGATGTCACTGGTGCAGTTACTCTTGATAGTACATTGAATGTAACAGGGGCTATTACAGGCGATCTTACAGGTAACGCTGATACAGCCACAGCTTGGGCGGCAGGTATTGAGATTGCACTAACTGGTGACGTTACAGGTACAACTACAGGTGTAGATGGTTCTGGCAATGTAAGTATTGCGACTACTGTTGCTTCTAGCGAAAGCTTAGATATTCAATATGATAACTTAGGAACACTTGAGACTAAAGGTACTATTTCAGGAGAGGCTTCTAAGTTATCAATAACAAGCCCTACGGGTGAAGCTATAGATATAAGAAGCTCTGAAACAGTTTACCTTGCAGCTAATGGAGGTAGCTTAACACTGTTTTCTACGGCGGTTGATGGTTTTATATCTATGACTGCTCCTTATACAAGCTTTACACATTCATCTAGCGGTGAAGGTTTTAGATTTTATGAATCAGGTCAATCAGGCAATCAGCACGGATTAATAAGATGGGACGGTACATATCTTAATATAGGTCAAAACTCTGGATTCTTACCCTATGATTCTCAAAATAGTTTCCCTCTAATTGTAGCTGATGATTGGATAAAAACACCTTATATTAAAAAAGACATTAAATCAAACGTAGCTTCTGTTTCTACTACTCTTACTGCAGAGTATGAATATCACGATGTTCGTCCTTCAGGTAATCTTCAGATAGGTTTACCTACTGTAGACACAGACGGAACTACATTAAAGGTTTCAGTAAGAGGTAGCTATACAATTACATGGGATAACACAAATATAAGTTGGGACAGTGGTTCAACACCAAGTTACACAGGTACATCTACAACTGCAGATATATACGAGTTTATAGCTGTTGGTGGTAGTAAATGGTATGGACGTAAAAGCATTTCTAATGCAGCTATTTAATGGTGTCTAACCTATGTCTGAAGTAAAACTAACTCACGAAGAAGTAGAAGAAATGCTAGACCGTGCAGCTAGGCGTGGAGCTAAAGAGGCATTACGTTCTATTGGATTGCTAGATGATGATGCACACAAAGACATTACAGAGATGCGTAGCTTGTTAGAAGCTTGGCGTGATACTCGTAAATCAATATGGTCTACCGTAACAAGACTGGTCACTGTCGCCATACTAACGTTTATTGCTGGCGCAGTATGGATGACATTGAACAAGTAAAGGTAAAGTAAAATGGCAGAAGAAATTAAAGATTGGCGTGACCCTGACTACGACAACACGGCCTCACTAATTGCAGGTACTGCAACGGGCAGAAAACCTAATATGCGTGAGATGATGGAGGCTATGGCTGGTATGCCCGTAGAGGAAATCTATGCTACTATGCCACAAGAACAGTGGTCAACTCTTTCAAGGGCTGCTTCAGGTATGTTGTATGGAGACACTGGACAATCTGTTTCTGATACTAACTGGGAAACATTTATGGATGACCCTTCTACTAGGAAATCCTTACGTGATGCTGGTGACTACCTGCTTTCATCAGAAGTAAAAAACATTAAAAGAAGCAGAGAACGTCAGGATGTCATTGATAATGTAAGAGATTCTATAACATCAAGACTACCTGGTTCTCCTAGAAGACCTGCTGTAGTAACAGAAAGACCTACGTCACCTAATTATTTAACAGAAGAAGACTCACTTACAGTAACTAAACCTGGGGTTAGAAGTCCAGATGAAATAATCCCAATACCAAGAGGCGTAGTTCCTACTCCTGTACAACCTGCCCCTGTTACACCTACTCAAAGTCAAACAGGCACAATCTCTCAGCCTTTACAAACATCAACCTTATCGGCTGTCCCTGAACAAGTGACGTACAAAACACAGTACACAGGTACTGCTGATAATATACCACAAACACTTGTCTCTACTGTACCTGGTCAGAATATTACATATGACCCTAATCAGATAGGCTACCAGAATGTGTATTACTCTAATCCATTAGGCCAGCGTATTATGGTATCTGAATTTAACGGTCAGCCTACTACATACGTACCTGAAGGTTTCACTAAAGAAGTTACGGCTGCACGAGGAGGGTATATTAATAAATATGCTTCTGGTGGTTCTGTAGTAACAGATGCTGAACTAGAAGGTAAATACCGTATTTATACTAAGCAGTTTGGTTATAACGGCCCTAAGACACGTGAAGCTATTAAGCAGTTTGAGGATGCACGTCCTGAAGTTAAACGTAAAGGCATGGCTATTGGTGGTTATGTACGTAGCTTTAATGATGGTGGTTATGTTAGAATATATGACCCTATATCAGGTAAAAACCTTACTGAGTCTCAAATACAGAACAGAATAACATCTCCTAATTTGGGTAGCCCTTACGCAGATGCAGGTATAACCTCTGTTGAAGATTTAAAAAATTATAATCCTAATTCTACAACTACTCAAACACCTACTACAACACCTACTACAACACCTACTAAAAAAACACCTACTAGTGATGGTGGTTATGTTAGAATATATGACCCTATATCAGGTAAAAATCTTACTGAGTTTCAAATACAGAACAGAATAACATCTCCTAATTTGGGTGGTCCTTACGCAGAGGCAGGTATAACCTCTCTTGAAGATTTAAAAAATTATAATCCTAATTCTACAACTACAGAAACACCTACTACAACTACTCAAACACCTACTACAACAACACCTACTACAGAAACACCTACTACAACTACGACAACAGGAGAAGAGACAACTACTACTGCACCTGATTTTACTGGTATGACTTCAGATGAATTAAAGGAGATGCAAGCTAATCTAGTAAAACAAACTATGCAGCCTGTACAGTCTACTGTATCTCAGATTCAACCTACTGCTGCAGACTTTATTCCTTCAGATGCAGGTATAACTACACCTGTAGCTCCGTTTGCTGAGGCTGCTACAGTAGGTACTGTACAACAAGCTACAATGCCTACAGCTACACCTGCCTCGACAGTAGAAGCTGTAACTGCAGAAGATAAAGTTAGAGCAGAGACTGAGGCCACTAAAGCTGCACAAGGGGAAGTATCAGCAGAAGCACAAGTAGAAGCTGCACAACAAACAGAGAGTGCTGTGTCAGGCTTAGAGGCTGCGCAAGGTGAAGCTTACTTGATAGACAGTCCAGTACAGCGTGAACTGCAAGAAGGTGAGCTTATTGATGTAGGCGCTACTGCAGGTCAAGCTGAGAAAGCTGCTAAGTTCACTGAACAGATTCAGGCTGCTACAGCTACACCGTCAGAGAAAGCTACTGTGCAAGGACAGCTAGAGAGTCTTATGCAAGACTTTGAGGGAGGAGACACACCCGCTTGGGCTGCTGGCGCTTTACGTGCAGCTACTGCTGCTATGGCTGCTCGTGGCTTAGGTGCTTCGTCTATGGCGGGGCAAGCTGCAGTACAAGCGGCTATGGAATCAGCGCTACCTATTGCACAGGCTGATGCAGCTACACAGGCTAGCTTTGAAGCACAGAACCTGTCAAACCGACAACAACGTGCAATGCTTGCAGCAGAACAACGTGCTAAGTTTATGGGCCAAGAGTTTGATCAAGCATTCCAGACACGTGTTATCAATGCATCTAAGATTAGTGATATAGCTAATATGAACTTTACTGCTGAGCAACAAGTTCAGCTAGAGAATGCTCGTGCTGCAAACACTATGAACTTAGCTAACTTGAATAATAAGCAAGCTATGGTTATGGCAGAAGCTGCCGCACTAGCTAACCTTGACATGGCTAACCTGAGTAATCGTCAAGCTGCTGCAGTACAGAACGCACAAAGCTTCTTGCAGATGGACATGGCTAACTTGTCTAACGAACAGCAAACAGCTATGTTCAAGGCTCAGTCAAACATCCAAGCTTTGTTCACTGATCAAGCTGCTGAAAATGCTGCTGCACAGTTCAATGCTTCAAGCGAGAACCAGACTAACCAGTTCTTTGCTAACCTGCAATCACAGACTTCACAGTTTAATGCTACTCAGCAAAACGCTATGGATCAGTTTAACGTAAATAGTGTTAACGCTTTACGTGAGTTTAACTCTGGGCTGCAGCAACAACGTGATATGTTTAATGCACAGAATGGTCTTGTAATAGCACAAGCTAATGCTCAGTGGCGTCAGAACATTGCTACAATAAACACTGCAGCGCAGAACCAAAGTAACATGGACTTCGCTAAAACAATTAATGCTTTAACTGCATCTAACATGGATCAGATATGGCAACGTGAGCGTGACATCATGAGCTTTGCATTTGCTGCTGCAGAGAGTGGAGCAGATCGTGCAGCTAACATTGCCCTTGCTAAACTTACAGCAGACGAACAAGCTAAGCTACAAGATAGTATTGGTAAAGGTAAGCTAGCAGCTATTGCAGTAGATGCGTTTTTAGGGAAGTGGTTAAAATAAATGGACTTACTAAGTAAAAACATAATTGAACAAGTCAGACGAAAAATAGAATCTCGTACAGGCGAAGACATAGCAGAGCAAACACGTAAAGGTGTTATGTCAAAAAAAGGTGTAACTGACTCTACTGCAACTGTAGATAAAATGCAAAATGCTATGCTGGATGTTGTAGCTAAAACTATAGAAGCTCGTACTCCTAAAGATGAAGAGACTCCTTCTTTAGACTACTATCAAGAACAGGATATTGATTCTACAGAGGATGCTACTGAAGCACAAGCCAAAAGGATTCAAGATAGTGCTATTACTACATTTAAAGCCCCTGATGATGCTGGCCTTATGTCTAAGCCTGACGCTGACGGGGTGCAGCCTATGGGTGGGAAAGCTACGCACTCAGGTTCATTTGACAATAAAGAGGATTACTTAAAAGCTATAATCCCAGCAGCTAAAGAAGCAGCAGAGAAGACAGGCCTTGACTGGAAACTTATTGTTGCTCAGTCTGCTATTGAGACAGGTTGGGGTTCTAAAGTAAAAGGTAATTCTTTCTTTGGCATTAAAGGACATGGCGCTGAGGATACTGTGAGTTTTACAACACAGGAAGAAGTAGACGGAAAACGTGTGACAATTAAAGATGCCTTTAGGTCATATGACAGCCTAGAAGATTCTGTAGCAGGGTATGCACAATTCTTATTAGATAACCCAAGATACAAAGATTATCTAGCAGCAGACACTCTTGAAGATGCAACAAAAGCGTTACAAGCTTCTGGTTACGCTACAGATAGTGAGTATGGTAAAAAGGTTCTACAAACAGCAAAAGGTAGAACACTAAACAACTTCCTTAAGAATAACCCAGAGTTTAACTAATGTTCGGCTTACCCCTAGAGTTAATCACAATGCTATTCTCCACCGTGTTAGGTGGGGTTATGTCTATCTGGGGGCAGTCCATGAAAGCCCGTCAGATGCAGAACGAGATGCTCATGCAACGTGCAGAGTTCCAACGCAGTGCTGTAGCTGATGCACGTAACGCAGGTAAGAATGACAAACACTTTGCTTGGACACGTAGACTTATAGCTTTATCTGCTGTATTCTCTATTATTGTCTTGCCAAAGCTAGTCGCTGTATGGTATCCTGATGTAGAAGTATATGTAGGTTACACAGAAGCACAAGGCGGTTTCCTTAACTGGTTGTTTGGTCCAGACGAAGCAATACAATGGAAGATGGCACGAGGCTTTGTAATCACTCCACTAGACACACATATCGTATCAGCTATTGTAGGACTCTACTTTGGCGCAGGTTTCACTAAATAAGGTATAACACGATGGAATTATTTAACGCTCCTATACCAGGTCAGTCTTTGACAGATGAACCTAAGAACTATCCATGGGAAAATCCACCAGAGATTAACGATCCTGATGAAGCACTAGCTATGCATATGAGCAAGTTCAATGACCCTGAAGTTATTGATAATATGCTAGACTTGTTAGACATAGGTTTTCCAGTACGTGCTATGGCAGAAAGTATTCTTACCGCTAGTGTTGCTGCAGGTTGGCACAGCATTGACGTAAGTCTTATCATTGCACCTGCTATGTATGAACACATTATCTCTATTGCTAATGAGGCTGGTGTAGATTACGTAGAAGGTTTCGAGGAAGAAGAGGAAGCTAAGCAAGCTAAAGAGCGTGAACGTATCCGTGCTAAGGTAGCTGCGTCTTTAAGTAAGACACCTGCTGCTGAGCAAGATGAAGGTTACGAGATGGCTATGGAAGCGCTGGGTGTACTTGATAAACCTGAAGAAGAGTATGAAACTCTACAACAAGAAGGTGAGACCCCTGAAGAAGAGCCTATGATGGAAGAAGCAGAAACAACAGAAGAAGCGCCACAAATGCAACGTGGCCTAATGGCACGAGGTTAAACAGATGGCAGGTTTTTGGGCAGGTTTTGGCGAACAAATGTCAGATCAGATTGAGCAACGCAAGAAAACTCTTGACCGTCTAGTTGAAGAGAATCTTGACAATGCTCGTAGAGCTAAGCGTGAGTTTGGTGAACGCAGTAACATAGCTGATGTTGTACTTAAGTCTGCAGAGGCTATTCGTTCTAAGTTTGGCTTAGATGAAGCACAATCTCTAGCTCTTGTAGAAGCATATGGTGTAGACTTACCTAAGCTACAGGCTACACTAGACGTTAAGAATGATGAACTAAAGAGTAGCCTTGGTGTTGGATACAATGCACAAGACGTTATGTCATTCACTAACACAACAGAGAAGTTAAACTTACCTAAAGGTATGACTCTAGCTGATGGTGTTAATCGTCTTATGGGTTTGAATGCTACAGAGTTAGCTAAAGAGAAAAACCCTAAGAGTGAGGGTGCAAAGACACGTAGTTTTATCCGTTCAGCACTAGCATACGATCCACAACTACAAGCTGCTGAGAAGATGGAAGAGCTTAAAGGACCAGGTGGTTACTCTTATGCACAACTACTAGAGATGGAAGAAGCAGGTTTTGCACCTGAAGATGTATACGGTGATGTAACACGTGCTGGTGGAGTTACGTATGACTACACAACATCAACAGCTAATACTACACGTACCACCTACTCTAGCCTTCTATCACGTAAGATATTTGACGATAAAGACCTTACTAAAGAATTATCGTTCTCGCAGTATAATGCTGGTGAGGGTCAAGACAAGGATGCACTTAGAGCTAGTGTAACAGACGCAGGTGATGCAATGTCTCGCTTAGAACGTGAGATTGTATTATCTTTCCGTGGTACTGATATGGCTATGAATGCTTTCCGTAAGTCTGTACTAGATGACATCTATGATCGTGTAGACAATGAAGCTGAATTAGCTACTTTAGCAGAAAGTATTAAGAGTGGTAATGCTATTGCTATCGTAGAAGCTAAAGGTGGTAGACTTACAACGGAAGACATTGATGCTATTATTGCAGGTGAACGTACTGAAGAAGAAACACCTATTGTAACAGATGATCTTGAAGAGGCTATACCTGCTCCTGAAGTAACAACTGAAGTACCAACAGCACCTGTATCAACAGACACGGACGTAGCACCCAGCGCAGCAGAGACTAGTGTAGACCCTGAAGTAGAGCGCATGGTTAGTGAAGCTATGGAAGCACCTGAAGCAGAGGAAAGCGGATGGTTCCCTAAAGGTCTGGTAGCAGGTAATGCAGCTAGTGTTGCAGCTAAGCTAGAAGACAACAAGTCTAACCTACGTACTAACATGTCTGAAGTCACACGAGAAGAGTGGGACGGTATGTCTCGTGATGAACGTAAAGAAGCAGGACTGCCAGTACGTCCTATTGATATGTGGTTCGCTGGCAAGGATGCCTTCAAAGGCGCTAAGACAAACGAACAAGTATCTAAAGAAATACTAAATACTTCAGACTTTATTGAGGTATACTTCAATGATATACTAGATTACTTTGAAGAGGGTGAAGTAGACACTACTGATAAGGAAGACATTAAAGGTGCTGTAGCTTCATGGTTTAGTGACAACGCTGCTAACCTAGAAGTGTCAGGTACAATAGGTACAGATTCCTTGACAGATATTATATACCAAGCAATGAACCCATAAAGGTTAACTATGGCTGATCAATACTCTTACTTTACTCCTGAGTTTATGCAGGACAAGAAACTGTCTGACTTAAAGACTAACAAAGCTTTTCTTCAGGATGGTATCACGTTCCTTAAGTCGGGACGTAAGGGATACACAGATGAAGACATTAAAGGTATGTCTGCAGATGACGTAGTATCTGAGGTGTTAGAACATTTCCGTTATCAAACTACAAATGAAGTAACTGTAGCTAAAGACATTTACTTTATGAATGATGATTCAGTAGATATTAAACAGCGTGAGTCTTTTGGTAGACTCATGTTTGCTTTTGATAATGCTAAAGGTGAAGGTCTGTTTGACAGAGGTGCTGAGAAGATTGGTGACTACTTAGGCGGTACACTATCAGCACCATCTACTTATGCTTCTGCTGTAGCAGGTGTAGGTTCTGCTGGTACAGGTGCTGCAGCTATCCAAGCTACTAAAGCAGGTTCTCTTGCTGCTCTACGTACTGCAGGTAAACATATCATTAAGCGTAGCCTTGTGGCTGGTATGGCTGATGGTGCTGTAGGTGCAGCGTTTGAGTATGGCAACCAGAAGATTCGTGAGTCGGCTGCTGAAGACATGGATATGGACTATGAGGTAGACAAAGGTGCGGTAGCTCTTAGTGGTGCGCTGGGCTTTGCTGTAGGCGCTGGAACATATGGTGCAGGTGCAGCCTTGCAACACCGTGGAGCTAAGAAGCTAGCTGAGACTATTGATCAAGGACGTGTAGCTAACGCAGATCGTGTTAAAGAAGCACAAGCTATTGCAGCACAGAAAGTCAGGGATGCTGCTAAAGACCCTGCAAAGAAAGCTAAGATGGAGGCTGCAACAAAGACAGTCTTACAGGCTATTGATCCTAACCTTGTACGTGAAGGTAACCTAGTTAAACGGTATCTGCTAAGCAATGACTTACCTGAAGGTGTTACTGGTGGTCTTAGTCAAGAAACAATACAGCGTTTGTCTGCTGCATCTTATGAGTTAGCTGAACGTATTGGTGCAGACATCAGTAAGCCTAATGTACGTATCACTGAAGTGTTAGCTGAGAACATTGGCAAGAACAAAGAAGCTTTCCTAGATGTAGCTAAAGAGTATGGCTTAACCCCACGTCAACTATCTGCTGCTTATGCTGCTGAGGTATCACAGGCTGCTAAGATACTTGCTACACAAAGTGCTATCTCTAAGACAGCTAGACGTTCACAGCTAGAAGCTTTGTCTAAGAAAGTGGATGACTTGTTTGAAGCAGGTATGGCTCCTGCTAAAGCTGAAGACTTAACAGAAATAGCTAAGGCTACTAAAGATACACAGGGTGTTATCTGGAAGACCTTTAAAGACGTTGAGAATGCTAGACGTATGTTCATGACTTCTCAGCCAGCTACAACTATGCGTAACAACATATTCTCTGTAGCTATGACAGGTATCGACATTGTAGATCAGCTTAACCAATCTGTACTTAATACAGTAACTAAAGGACGTAAGTCTGGTGGCGCTACCTTCCGTGGATCACTAGATAACTTGAAATACCTTACACGTGATAACTATGTAGCTGATGCATTGGTTACCATGCTACAATCTGAAGCACCAGAGAAGTTCCAGAAAGTTTTCTTTGATGCTGCACTAGTTGAATCGCATGTAGTTAAAGATAGTGTGTTATCTAAGTTAGGTGCTGCAGCCAACACACTTAACACTATGTCAGACTTCGTAGTTAAACGTGCTATCATTGCTGGTAATATTGATCGTCAGCTTAAGCAGATGGGTAACGAAGAGCTAGGCACTAGTGTCATGGACATGCTGCGTAAGGGTACAGTAAGTCAGTTACCTGATGATGTACTTAACGATGCACTAGATGAATCACTAGCGTTTACATTCCAGCGTAGGTTTGGTGGTAAAGATGCTAGCGGTATGAACCGTGCTGCAGCAGACACAATTAAGTTTATTCACAACTACGGTTTTACTACACTCATTCCATTCCCTCGTTATCTTGCATCACAGGCTAAGTTTATCAGCGACTACACAGGTCTAACTATCTTACGCCGTGGTATTACAGGTGCTACTACTGAAGAGTCAGCTAAAGCTATGACTGGTGCTTTGATGTTCGGCGGTCTGTACATGACACAGAAAGAGAATATCGCTAAAGGCTTAGAGTGGTTTGAGATTGAGGGTGAAGACGGTAAGACTTATGATGGTCAGTCAGCGTTTGGCCCTATGGCTGCACAAGTATATTTAGCTAACTTGTTTGCACGTGTTACTGAAGGACAACCTGTTAAACCTACAGCAGAGATCAGTAAAGATTTAACTAAGATACTTGGCGGTACAGAGTTCCGTCCTGGTACTGGTCTTGTAGAAAATGCTCTGAGGGGTTTTGAAGCAGGTAGCTGGGAACCTTTCTTGAATCAAGTTGGAGATTACTTTGGTTCGTTTACTTACCCTGCAGCAGTAGTAAAAGACTTCTACGGGCAGTTTGATCCACGCTCCTCTTACTTACCTGAGACACGTGATGCATCAGTCTCTACTGTTGAAATGTTTGGTTACGATATTCCTGTGTCATCTATCCAACGTATAACACGTCACCTGCCAGACTTTGATAGTGACAAGATCAGTAAACAACTAGAAGATTCACTAGGTATTAGCATTGCACCTGATACACTTGCTAAGTTCTTAGAGTTTGCTAATACATCTACACGTACATACTACCAGACGCAGTACACTAAGGATGCTGATGGTAATAACATGCGTCAGGATGCTATTCGGTTTGACATCTTTGGTGATGGGCCTATTAAGATGCAAGACCCTATCGTTAAGCAGATCACAGGTTTTGTAGGTAGACCACCAAAGAATGCGCTGCAGCGTGAGATGTCTCGCCTACAGATTGACCCATTCAAGTTATACAATCCGTATCGTGAACAGAACCAAGCACTAGAGTTATTCACACAACAAAAAATGCAAGGTAATCTAGCTGCGTTTGCTGAAGTGTTCATGGAGTCACGTAATTACACCAGTGCTTCTAATGATGCAGACAAGCGTACACGTTTAACTGAGTTCCTTAAGGGGCAGATACGCACAGCACGTGAAGACGCTAAAGATACACTGGAACGCATGGCTACTATGCCAGAGGCTTCACGTGACTATGAGTCGTATATACGTGGTGAGTTCAACGCCATGAGTAAACAGCAAAGCACTAACGCTGAGCTAGCATGGGAGCAGATAGGCGGTAAATACGGTTATGCTGGTATGAACATCAATGAAGTGTTTGATGAAGTTGATAGCAGTACTGATCTTGAACCTAAAGAGAAAGAGATATACAAGACCAACATAAGGAAGTTGTATATAGACTTAGGTAAGAACTACGGAAGTTTTATTAGAGACATAACACAATAAGAAGAGGGGCCAAGCGGCCCCTTTACTTTTTTATACCATGCATATCTGCACTTCGTTCTGCCCACATCTGCACCTCTATTAAGTTCTTTAGTGCTTCGTGTTTCTCTTCTGTGCTGTGTAAGTTATCTACTATGTATTGCTGTAGATTCCTGACACCTTCCTGTAACCCTGCCCTAAACTGTTTCTGCCTCCCAGAGATAAACGCTTCTGCCTCTTTCTCTAGACTCATATACCTTCCTTCATAAAGACCTTTACCCATTGTGCACAGATGTCACTACGTATAATGTCATCCACACCAAACTCTACAACAGGTACAGGTATCATGTGCTTCTTTGCTAGGTGAATTACTTTAGACAGACCATCACCTTCCTTCAAGTCTGACTGTTGTATATCACCATTAAGTACTATTGTACTGCCTTCGCCTACACGAGTCAATAACATCTTAAGTTCGTGCGTAGTAATGTTCTGCGTTTCATCTACTATAATGAATGCATTGTCAAAGCTACGCCCTCGCATCAAAGCTAGAGGAGCCATCTCTACATTATTGTTCTTGATGGCTGTCTCTAATGTACCTTTACCCCAGTGTTTCTCTAACACGTCAAGCACAGGTAACGCCCACGGGTATACCTTCTCCTCTAAGCTACCAGGTAGGAACCCAATGTCTTTACCTACAGCTACGTGAGGGCGTGTGATAACAATCTTGTCAATCTCTTTGGTAGTGTATAGGTCTGCTGCATAGGTAGCCGTGACATAAGTCTTACCTGTACCTGCTGGACCTAATACAAAGACTTGATTGTACTCCTTTAGGTAGTGTAGAAACTCTTTCTGTTTATCTGTCTTGGGTACAAGCCCTGATGTTTTCTTGTTAGCTGCACCTTTATAGTTAGTCTTACGGCGGCTGCGTGTTTGTTTTACTGGTGGCTCAAGTGCGTTCATTCGCTTTCCTTAAATATGTTATAGCTTTCTCTAGTCCTTCTATGTTGTCTCCTAACTTACCTAAACCTTGATTACAGTCTTCACATATAAACCCTCTAAACCGTAAAGTGTTGTGGTCATGATCTAAAACAAGAGTTTTCCTGTGTGTATTACCACAACAATCACATATGTCAGTTTTTAAATGACCCCATCTCTTTCTTAATTCATTTCTTAGACGGCTTTGTTTCTTTATACAAGCCTTACATCTATTATCTATACCTGTCTTAAACTGTATATGTTTAGGAAAAAGACTTATATGTTTTTCTTTAGAACATACTTTACATACTTGCGTTTCTCCTTCTATTTCTACTTCTGAATAGTGTTCAAATAAAGGTAACTGCATGGTATCTCCATGTTAAAGAAAAGCCCAGCGCCTTAACGCTGAGCCTTGTAGTCTTAGTCAGCCTCTGTGCCGATAATTAGTTCTTTACCTGCTACATAAGCTTCAGTGCCTTTCTCAATAGTATATTCACCTACGGGTAATACTACTTCGTTAATTACACCTGCAGCTAGAAACCCTGCTGTAAATACTGTAATTGCTGCTGCTAACATATTATTCTCCTTCTATATGTTTCTCTAGCTCTTGGTAGCCACCAATGTAGTCGCCACCTATTGTCCAAACTTGCGGAACTGTTCTTATATCAGCTTTCTTAAATAAGTCAAGCACCCATTTGGAATCATTGAGAGAGTAGTAACTTACCACTCCCCCTTTATCTCTTATAAGCCCTACTGCTTTGCTGCAATACATACAGTCGGCTCTACCTACTACAACGTACTGGTTCATACTAGGTCTACTATCTCACAGCTATCGCCAGAGCAAGCCATTGTCTGCATTGCTACAGTGTTGTCTTCCTGCTCGTACTCGTTCAGCTTAGACCAATCAATACGCTCAGGCATTAGCTTCAGTAGCTCTTCATACTCTTCCTTAGTGCAGTCCTGGTATGGTGCTTGCTGATAAGTATGGTCATTGTATGGTAGGAATGATACGCCTGACATCTCATCAAAGTGTTCATATACAAACGCACCCACAGCTAACCATTCATGGTCACGAACTGAGATAGTCACCGATGGTTTATGCTCACACCAGTGTCGCTGATACGTAAGCCATGTCTCTAGCTGTTCGATAGCTGTCATGTCGTTACGTGTTACAGCTTTGTTAGGTGACTTCTGTGGGAAGCTAAACACTGTAGTTGTATCACCCTTAAAGACACAAGGCTCAGAAGGGATGCCTTGATCAATCATGAACTGGGTAAGAGGGTCTTTGTTATCTCCCCGTACAGTCCGAATGTAATAAGGGTTATGACGAGCATGGATGCCACTAGCAGAGTCCACAAGTTGTGATACCGTCCCAGATGGTTTAACGCAAGTGATAGAAGCAGATACAGGGATACCAAGACGTTCAGCCCAAACAGCATTAGTATCAACTGCGACATTTCGTAAGTGTTCAAGAGTCTTCTCCAATCCTTTGTTCTTAGAAGTCATCAATGGGTTATCCATGATACCTGTTAGAGACACTCCAAGCAGTCGTTCTGCCTCAGTATTGTCTCGCCACACCTTTCGCAGATACGGGAATTTAGTGTAGGTGGATTGGATTGTTCCCAAAATAGTTGCCAGCTTGACTTTTCGTTCCAAATCTTCCACACTATCTGTAGCACGTACAACAACTTCCGTAAGATTGCAGAACTGATAAGGCCGCAATATGATTTCGCTGCATGGGTTAGTTCCAAACTCATGGTTAGGATCACGTCTGCCAAACTTAGCAGCTTGTTTCTTAGATGCTTCACGGTTAAATACTCCTCGCTCTCCTGACTTACTCTCTACTAGAGCTAGCCACTCCCGCATAAATGTCTCTACGTCAGGCTTCTCAGTGTACGATACAGAGTTGTTAGCTAGTGCACGGTGTGCTGCAGTCTCCCACCACTGTCCTGACTTAGCGTGACGCATACGGTCATCACTTAGGTTAGACAAGGAGATCATAGCACTACGACGAACACCACCTACTACAACGATCTGCCCAATGAAACACATCAGGTCATGACACTCAATGCTTGATAGCTTACGTCCTTGTGCATTCTTAAACGTTGTGACTGCAAAGTTAAACAGTTCTACTAAAGGCGCTGGGCCTGATGCACGTCCACCGAATGTCTTTAGTCGAGCACCTGCAGGGCGTACCTTAGATACGTCCCACTTAGGAATCTCACCAGCCCATAGGA